GTAGCGATATGTACGATGCTTTAGTTAATGACCGCTTGCGCCATAGCGGGCAAGATGCGCTAATTCAACAAATGGCTAACTGCGCAGCTAAACAGACCCCAGATGCTTGGCGTATTGTAAGGCGTAAATCTGCCGGGCCTGTAGATATACCTATTGGGCTTGCTATGGTTATACATATATTGGCGCAACCTGTAGCAGAGGCAAAGGTATACGCCTAGACACGCCCAAACCCAAACTGTAAACCTATACTTGACTTTTAGGCAATAATGCCCCTATGGGATTACTGCAAACTATAGGCCTGCGTAAAAAAGACGTAGAGGCGCAATTATCGCCGCCTATTATGCAACAAACTTACGGCGCAGGTGTTTATACGTTTGGCGGTTTATACAATACAAACGGCATACCGTTTATAGATAGAAACTTAGCTTTGCAAGTACCGGCGGTTAGTAGATGCCGTAACTTAATCTGTGGCGTTATTGCAAGTATAGATTTAGAGCTAATACAAAAAAGTACAGGCCGTAAATTACAAACACCTGTTTGGCTAGATCAACCGGACATAAGACAGCCACGCAGCGTTACCATAAGTTACACCGTGGACAGTTTATTAATGTACGGGGTGGCGTATTGGCGTGTAACGTCTTTGTATGAGGAGGACGGCAGGCCTAGCGGTTTTGAGTGGGTAGCTAATACGCGCGTTACAGTAACTACAGATCAATACGGCGATGAAGTTGATTACTACTCTGTGAACGGGCAGCGCGTACCAGATAGCGGCGTAGGGTCTTTAGTAACTTTTCAAAGTTTATTACCCGGCGTATTAGAAACCGGCGGGCGCACAATACAAGCCGCGTTAGATATACAAAAAGCGGCAAGCGTTGCAGCTGCTACACCTATGGCAACAGGATTCATTAAGAATAGTGGGGCAGATTTACCAGAGGCACAAATACAAGGGCTGTTAGCTAGCTGGAAAGCCGCCCGTAACTCACGCAGTACCGCTTATTTAACTAGCACGTTAGATTATCAAACTGTGGGTTATTCACCTAAAGAAATGATGTATAACGAGGCATCACAGTATTTAGCTACAGAAATAGCCAGGTTAATGAACGTGCCGGCATATTACATAAGCGCGGATATGAATAACTCAATGACTTACCAAAATATCATAGACGGGCGCAAAGAGTTTGTAGCTTATTCATTACAGCCGTTTATTAGCGCTATTGAAAACAGGCTAAGTATGGACGATGTAACAAGGCGCGGTAATCAGGTGCGTTTTGCGTTAGATGAAACGTTTTTGCGCGCTGATACTTTAGCGCGTTTGGAAGCTATAGAAAAAATGCTTAATTTAGGTTTGATAGATCTAGAGCAAGCGCAAAGTATGGAGGAGTTAAGCCCAACCGGACTAACAGAAAGGCCCACAAATGTTATTAACGTTTAGCGGCAATATAGAGGCAGTAGATAACGGCGATAGGCGCACAATTAGCGGCAAAATTGCGCCGTATGGAGAAGTAGGTAACACAAGCGCCGGGCGCGTAGTGTTTGCAGAAAACTCTATAATCGTGCCAGAGCCAAGCAAAGTAAAACTTTTAATGCAACACGATAACAGCAAACCCGTAGGCCGTATGCAAAGCGTTACCAGTAATAAGACCGGGCTATATGCCAGTTTTAAGGTAAGCGCTAGCACACGCGGTAGCGATGCAATTTTGTTAGCACAAGAACAGCTAATGGACGGGCTAAGTGTAGGTGTAGAGGTAGAGGACTCACGCCAAGAAAAAGATTATCTGCTAGTTACGGCTGCTACCTTAAAAGAGGTATCTCTAGTAGAGAGCGCTGCATTTCCAAGCGCTGCCGTGTTGAAAATTGCTGCACAAGAAAACGCAGTAGATCCAAACCAACCCAAAGAAACTAAAGGAGAAACCGTGGACAAAGCCCCGGACGAAATGGCAGCGGAAGGCACTTACTTGCCGGACGGTGCAACAGTAACGCTAAAGAGCGTTAGCTATAAAGATGATGAGGCCGCGGGCGCTACCGAACCGGTAGAAGCCGCGCGCAGAATTATTAAGCCAAGTGCATTAAACTCACAAAGAGTACGCACACCTATTACAAGTATGGGCGCATATACAGAGCATAAAATTAAAGCTGCTCTAGGTAATGAGGAGTCAAAATTATATGTAACAGCTGCCGATGATAGCTGGACTACAAACCCTGCATTTAACCCAACCCAGTATCTATCAGAGTTTGTTACTAATACACGCTTTCCACGCAGCGCGGTAGATGCCTGCTCTAAAGGCGTATTGCCACCTAAGGGCAACACAATTAACGTGCCTGCACTTGTAGACTCAGAGGGCGGCCTTTCAGGTGTAGCACCTGTAGTAACCGTTGAAGCTGAGGCCGGGGCTGTAGCTAATACAGGTATGGTAACCCAGTACTTAACCGGTACTGTAAATAAGTACTCAGGTATGAATACCCTAAGTGTTGAGTTGCTAGAAAGAACTGATAATCCGCAATTCTTTTCAGAGTTGACTAATCAGCTCCAAATCGCGTATATGAACGCAACAGACCAAGCGGTAATTACTGCAATTAACGCAACAGGCTTTACAAGCACAGGCGTAGCAGCTACAGCGGCAGGTTTGATTTCTTACACCGCGGAAAGTACCGCTAACGTTTACAAAAACAGCGGATATTTTGCGCAAAACTTTGTAGGCAGCACCGGTATCTATAACCTGCTATTAGGTGCAACAGATAGCACAGGCCGCCCAATTTTCAACGCTTACCAGCCAAACGCGGCAGCACTTGCTAACGCCGCCGGTATGGTAAGTAATAACTCTGTACGCGGTAACGTATTAGGTCTAGATCTTTATGTAGATAGATTTATGACCGCTGGAGTAGCTGATAACTCAGCATTTATTTTAGCTCCAGAGGCGTTTACTGTTTATGAAAGCCCACAGGCTTATATGTCTGTAAACGTAGTATCAAACCTACAAGTACAGGTAGCTATTTACGGCTTTATGGCAACTATTGCCAAGATCCCATACGGTATCTGCCGCCTAAATATCAGCTAATAAATAACTAATAGTCTGGCAGGGCCTTAGCCCTTTGGCTCTGCCAGACCTACAAAGAAAGGTACAAATATGCCGGCTACATACGTTACAGCTGCTACATTAAAAGCATCTTTAGGCGTTGGCACTTTGTACGATAGCTACACTTGGATAGAGGACACCTGCCAAGCTGCCCAAGATCTAATTAACGGGTTTTTATGGTTTGACTCTGCCCCGGTAGTGGGAACTGCATTAGTGAACAATGTAGCTACCGTGATGATAGCCAACCCCGGCCTGTTCACTACTGGTCAATCCGTTACTGTAGCCGGGGCTGGCGCTACTTTTAACGGCACTTATACAATTACTGGCACAGTACCATTTAGCACAGGTACAACTAATTTATTGCCAGCGTTTAATTTACAGCTTAACTATTATCAATACCCACAGGGTTACAGCTTTATACAATATGCAAAAACAGCAGCTGACCAAAACTTTAGGCGCGTAGTACCTAGCGGCACTATGACCGGTGATGATACAAAGACGGCTACCTACGCTAATACACCTGCTATAAACGCAGCTGCACTTATGCTAGCTGAAAATATCTGGACTAGCCGTTTCAGCACACAAGCCGGCGGCGTAAGCGTAGACGGTTACAGCCCTAGCCCCTTTAAGATGAGTAATACTTTAATGGCATCTATACGCGGCTTACTAGCCCCGTATCTTTCACCTAACGCTATGGTGGGATAATGCCTACAGCCGCCATAACTACACTACGCAGTACTATAGCCGCTGCCTTAGCTAATAATGCTGTTTGGAGTACCTTTAGCTACCCGCCAAGTACCATAGTAGCTAACAGCGTAGTAGTAGCCCCGGCAGATCCTTATTTAACGCCTAGCAATAATTCACAAGCTGGCATATCGCCACTAGCTAATTTTAAGATAATTATGACCGTGCCGATGTTTTCTAATGAAGGCAACCTACAAGGCATAGAGGACACAATAGTAGCCGTGTTTAATAAGTTGGCTGCTAGCTCTATCGTGTTTAACGTTACCGCTGTAACTGCACCTAGCGTTTTATCGTTACCTAGCGGCGACTTGCTTACAAGTGATTTACAAATATCCGTACTAACGAGCTGGAGCTAAAATGGCACTTACAGATGAGGATAAAGCGTTTCTAATCAAGATAGGGCAAGAATTGCCTAAAGAGGTTAAAGAAACAAAGAAAAAAGAAACACCCGTAGAAAAACCGACACAAGAAACAGAGGTATAACAAATGGCAATTTTCCTATCTAATGGCGTAGTAGTTACGCTCAATAGCGTGGACTTATCAGATCACGTTACAAGCGCAACTATTAACCGTAGCTTTGATGAGCTTGAAGTAACAGCTATGGGCGATACCGCGCACAAGTTTGTAAAAGGCTTGGAAGCTAGCACTATAACAATTGATTTTCTAAACGATACTGCTACAAGTGAAGTATTACAAACCCTACAAGCCGCGTGGGGTACTACTGTACCGCTAACACTTAAGCAAACTAGCGCCGCGGTATCGGCAGCTAACCCAGAATATCAAACCACAGTATTAGTTAATAACACTACAGATATTAACGGCGCTGTTGGAGATATTTCTACACAAAGCATTACATTTACTTGTAACTCAGCTATCGTAGTAGACGTAACACCTTAACCACTAGACAAAGGGGCAAACAATGGCAAAACTTAAAATAACAAGGGCAGACGGTAGCGTAACTGAGCATAAAATTACGCCCCGTATTGAGTATGCCTTTGAACTGTATGCTAAAAAAGGTTTTCATAAAGCCTTTAGAGATGATGAAAAGCAAAGTGATGTTTACTGGCTTGCTTGGGAGTGTTTACGCACTAGCGGGGAAGTAGTAAAAAGTTTTGGGGCAGAGTTTCTAGAAACCTTAGCTAAAGTTGAGGTTTTAGATGATGACCCCCTGGAATAGTTGGGCGCGGTAGTTTTGGCTATCTAATTGCACAAGTTGCAGTAGAAACCGGAATACCGCCCCAATACTTGCTAGATCTAGATGATGTGATGTTTAAAAATATATTAAAGGTTTTAACAGATAAAGCTAAGGCGGTGCAAGATGCCAACAGAGTTAAAAGGCGCTATTGAAGCGCGCAAGGCATTACGCAAGTTTACGCCGGACTTATCTAAAGAATTGCAAAAAGAAATGGCAGCGCTATTAAAGCCTATAGTTACAGTTGCCCGCGGTTTTATACCTGCTACAGTTTTAAGCGGGTGGAGCAAGGCAGAGGCTAGCGATACTGCAAAATATAGACAGTTTCCTAGATTTGATGCAGCTGCCGCTAGGAGAGGCATAGGTTATAGGACAGCGCCTAGTAAAGTTAATAGAAACGGTTTTAGAGCTTTAGCCCGTATAGCTAACGTTAGCGCTGCAGGTACTATTTATGAAACTGCCGGGCGCTTAAATCCAGACGGTAAAAAACAAGGCCCTGTAGTAGACCGTTATTTAAATGGCGTTTATGATAAAACTACACATACGGGTAGGCAGTATTCACAAAGCCTAAACCCTAACGCGGGTAAACAATTTATAGATGCCCTAGATGCCACAGGTAAAATAGTAGATGCCAATAACCAAACAGGCGCGGGGCGTAGGTCTAGAAAGATGAGAGGCCGGGCTATCTATAGAGCGTGGGCTGAGGACGGCGGCAAGACTAATGCAGCTGTAATTAAAGCTATAGAAAAGACCAAAATTATATTTAACAATAATTTTAAGGCGGCGGCATAATGGCTGTAGATCCACAAGTAGTAGTAAATATAGCTAGCGAGTTTACGGGCAAAAAAGCGTTTAAGGAAGCAGAAACGGCAACCAGTAAACTAAGTAAAAGTACAAAAAGTTTAGGTAAAACGTTAGTAAAAGCATTTAGCGTTACAGCTGTTTTAGCGTTTGGTAGGTCAGTAGCACGGGCTTTTAATGAGGCACAAAAAGAGGCTAAGTTATTAGAAAATACCCTTAATGCAGTTAATCTAGGTTTTGCCGCGCCCTTTATTAACCAGTACATAGATAAATTAGCTTTAGCTACAGGCAAGGCCGGCGGCGATTTAACTAATGCTTTTATAGCATTATCACAGGCTACCGGCGATGCAACTACAGCGCAAAAACTATTACAGACGGCTTTAGATGTAAGCGCTGGAACAGGCAAAGATTTACAAAGCGTAAGCGTAGCTTTAGGCCGGGCGTTTAAGGGTGAAACTACAGCTTTAACTAGATTAAGAATTGGCTATAGCACAGCTGAATTACAAGCTATGGACTTTAACGAATTGCTACAAGATTTACAGAATAAGTTTAGAGGTGCAGGCGCTAACGCTGCCGATACTTACGCAGGCAAACTAACAAGAATAGGCCAAGCGGCAGATTTAGCTAAAGAAAAAATAGGTGAAGGTTTTATAGATAGCCTAGAGGAAAGCGGCGTAAGCGTTGAAGAGTTCCAAACAATGATTATAGATTTAGGCACACAGATAGGCAAAGCTTTAGGCAAGGCTGTTACAAGTTTTGAAAAGTTTGAGGCCAAAATAGAGGAACTAAAGAAAAACCCATTTCTAAAGTTATTGCTAAAAGGTTTAGATGCACTTGTAGGTTTAGATCCTATTACTGGCACAGCTGCCGATATGCAAGACAAGACAAACAAAGCCCGTAAAAAGGCAGCTGAGGCATACGCTAAAGAGCTAAATAACCGTGCAACGTTGCTTAAAATATCTAAGGCTGAGGCGCTGGCAAGTAAGAAAAAATTAGATGAACTTAAGAAAATGACTAAAGAAAAGAAAGACCAATTAGCCCTAGACAAAGCCGCCCTAGCTTTAGGCAAGGGTGAAAATATATTTGACCTAGATAAAATACAGGTACAGGCAGCCCTATTAGCTAAGCAAGATGAAATAAACAGGCTAGGCGTAAATGCTACAGATCAGCAAAAATTACAGCTAGCCAATGACCTAACCCGCTTATCTATAAAGAAAACTATGGCAGAGCTAGAGGAAGCTATAGCCGCTAAAGATGTAGAGGCTGCTACACGCCTTGCTAAAAAACTAAATATAGACTTAGCAATACTTGGCGCTTTGCAAGGCCAAGAGTTCAAATTACAAGATATAAACGATATTTTAGATAAGTTTAAGCCCAAAGCGCTTATAGATATACAAAACCTTAATGAAGCCTTAGCGTTGTTAATGAAAATGGCAGGGCTAAAAATAACGCCTATAATGCCTGGCCCTGGCCCTGGTCCTGGCCCTGGTCCTGGCCCTGGTCCTGGCCCTGGTCCTGGCCCTGGCCCTGGTCCTGGCCCTATTGGAGATAGGTTAGTACCTAACCCATTTAACCCAGAGTCAGCACTTATACCTACAAGTAAAATAGCAGACGAAATAGCAACACTAACTAACTTGCGTTTAGCTACTAGCACGGGTACGGGTATTAACTTTTTATTAAAAGAGCAGATAGACACGCTTACAGATGCTTTAAGTACTAACGCCCTTAATGCGCTAGGTGATGAGCAAGCAAGATTAAGAGCTATGGGCATATTTGATACACCGGGTATAGGCTCAGGCTCTACCTTTGATCCTGCCCGTTTCCGTATGGCAGATAACATAACGGTAAACGTAAATGCAGGTGTAGTAGGTAGTGAGGACACAATAAGCCTAGCCGTGCAAAGAGCTATATTAGATTTAGAGCGTAAGGGCGACCCGTTGCGTTACACCGGTGGGCTATGACCCTGCCAGTTATAAACGCTATTATTAACTTTAGTACTGGCCCTAGCTTTGCCCAAGCTATGATTTTAGGTGAAGGCATATTAGATACAAACATACTAAGCGATAGCGCGGCTGTAATTGTAGATGTATCGGACGTAGTAGATACAATACAAACTAACAGAGGCCGTAACCCACAGGCCGACCAATTCCAAACCGGCACACTTACTTTAAGAATAGTAGACCAAAACGGTGATTTTAACCCACAAAACCCTAGCGGCCCTTATTTTGGCTTGCTAGATCCAATGCGTAAAGTAGCTATATCGGCTACTTATAACAGCGTTACTTACCCTATATTTAGCGGCTTTATTACTAGCTATAACACTACTACGCCTAAAAATGCGTTAGACGTTGTATATACCACAATAACGGCGGTAGATGCGTTTAGACTTGCCCAAAATGCCCAAATAGCTACAGTAGCAGGGGCTACCGCGGGCGACTTATCCGGCACACGCATTAACCAGATATTAGACCAGATAGGCTGGCCTACGTCTATGCGTGATGTAGATGCCGGGCTTACTACGCTACAAACAGACCCCGGCACAGCCCGTACCAGCCTTGCAGCTATGCAGACAGTTACCCTAAGTGAGTATGGGGCGCTTTATGTAGATGCTACCGGCTCATTTGTATTTCAAGATAGAAACGTAACCACGGCTAGCATAGGCGGCACACCTACCGTGTTTAACGATAACGGCACAAATATAGGTTATTTTGATGCAGTTTGGAGATTAGACGATACGTTGGTATTTAACGCAGCTAGCATCACACGCACCGGCGGTACTACTCAGCTAGCTATAGATCAAGCAAGCATAGATAAGTATTTTACCCACAGCTATAACCAACAAAACCTACTAATGCAGACCGATGCCGTAGCTCTAGATTACGCGCAAGCCTATGTAGCTAGCAGAAAAGAAACGTCTATTAGATGTGATGCCATTACCCTAGATTTATACACAGATAACTATAATGCCGGCATAATCGCCGCCTTAGATCTAGATTTTTTTGACCCTATAACTATTACTACAAACCAGCCTGGCTCATCTACTTTAACTAAGACTTTACAGGTGTTTGGCGTAGCTATGGCAATTACGCCTAACAGCTGGAAAACGACACTAACCACACTAGAGCCGATAATAGACGGCTTTATACTAGACTCAAGCCTATACGGGGTGCTAGACACCGGCGTATTGGCCTATTAGGGGGAACAATGGCAGCGGGCTTAGGATTTAAAACCTTTACTACAGGTGAGGTTTTAACAGCCGCGGACGTAAACGGCTATTTAATGCAAGGCGTATTAGTTTTTGCTACAGAGGCAGCGCGTAACAGCGCAATTACTGCACCGCAAGAAGGCCAATTTGCATTTACTAAAGATACTAACAGTTTATGGTATTACTCTGGTAGCGCTTGGGTAGCTAGCGGCGCAACAGGTGATATAGAGGGCGTAACAGCTGGCACAGGTATTAGCGGCGGCGGCACTAGCGGCACAGTAACTATTACTAACTCTATGGCTACAGAAATTACAGCTAAAGGCGATTTAATTGTAGGCACGGGTAACGCAACATTTGATAATTTAGCAGTAGGAACTAATGGGCACGTTTTAACAGCCGATAGCACAGTTTCACCGACAGGCTTAAAATGGGCTGCTCCTGCTGGTGGTGGAAAGGTGTTGCAAGTTGTTGCTGCTACTACTACAACTGAAACGTCAAACTCAACTTCTACTGATGCTGATACTAATTTAACTGCAACCATTACTCCTAGTGCAACCACAAGTAAAATATTAGTTTTAGTTCAACAAGGTGGAACTCGTAAAAATGCTGATAATGCAGCTAATCGTTTGCAAATTAATTTGAAACGGGGAGCAACTACTATTGCTTCAAGTAATAATCATTTATACACCAATAGCGCATTAATACAAACTGGTTATTACGGGTTCTGTTTCTTAGACTCACCAAGCACTACAAGTGCAACAACTTACAAAACAACTTTTAATTGTGAAAGTAATACGGCTGCGGTTCAGGTTCAAACAAGTAGTAGTCAGTCCTCAATAGTTCTTTTAGAAATTGGAGTATAAGATGGCAACTGCATGCGATGTTTTATCTATGTTATGTCCTGCTGGCGGTTGGATTATTGTCGGTAATGATTTTGATGGCATTACTTGGGTTGATGATAGACCGCGTTGCACTAAGGCAGAGTTTGAAGCAGGTTTTGCGCAATATGACGTTTGGAAAGCTGAAAAAGAAGCTGAAATTGTAGCAAAGAAAGCGGCAGCACAAGCCAAACTTACAGCACTTGGATTAACTTTAGATGATTTAGCGGCATTAGGTTTGTAACTTGCTAACAAGTTATAACGGTTGGCCTGCCAGTAAAGACCCGGCAGAAATTGGCATAAAAAGTTATGCAGTACCCGGCACTAATAGAAAACTTAGATGCGCTGAAGCTGTAGCACCTTTGCTAATAGGTTTTGCCGCTGAGTTTCACGCGTTAATAGAGCCAATAGATGAGGGCGCTTTAGATGAGTGGGGTTACGCTTTCCGTATGGTACGCGGTACTATAGATAAATTAAGCTGCCATAGCAGCGGTACAGCTATAGATCTAAACGCGACCAAACACCCGCTAGCAGCTGTAGGCACTTTCCCGGCTGATAAAGTACCTATGATTAGAGCGCTAGCTAAAAAATATGGTCTAACTTGGGGCGGTGATTACCGTAACCGTAAAGATGAAATGCACTTTGAAATAACGGTAAATGCAGAAAAAGCCGCTAAGATTATTGCAAAGTTAGGGCTAGTTAAACTAACAAACTAAGGGCATTTAGGAGCAAAAATGGACAAGAAAAAACTAGAGGCGGCTGCGTGGAGCTATGGGCGCGCTGCTCTAGCTAGCGTTGCAGCTTTGTACATATCCGGTATAACAGACCCTAAAATATTGGCTAATGCTTTTTTAGCGGGTCTTATTGGGCCGTTTGTAAAAGCTCTACAGCCTAATGAAAAACAATTTGGCTTAGGCGCTAAGTAATGAACCAAGCCCAAACCCTATTAGCTATAGCGCTAGGACTTTGTAGCCTTGCAGCGGTAGGGGTTGGGCTGGTACGCCATTTAGTTAAGTTTTATTTATCAGAACTAAGGCCTGACGGTAACGGCGGCCATAACCTTAGAGGCCGGGTTGAGCGTATAGAGGGCCAAGTAGACCGTATTTATGAAATGCTTTTAGAGGACAGACTAAAGCGCTAGCGTGTCGCGTTGCCTTATGTCGGTGTTAGGGCTCATACTTTTACTACACGCTGAGAGGGCTACTTAGTGTAGTAGTTTTATCAGCCTTAACAAAGGGTTAAATATGTTAGCTGATATAGCAGTAATTACATTAACGGTGCTAATTGTAGGTCTATTTATGTTAGCGGCCTACCGTACGGGATACCGTGAAGGCCACGGCGACGGTTATCTAAGAGGGCGCAATATAGCTAAGGCGCTTAAAGAGGTAACTAAATGAGCTTTTTAGACGGGTATGAGGACGTAAACGCAAGAATTAAAAGAGCGCGGGCTGAGTTTCCCGGGTTACGGTTAATAGCCTATATAGAGGATATAGATCTAAAAAACGGTTATATCTTAATTAGAGCTGAGGCGTATAAAAATTATGAGGACGAAAAACCAAGCGCTGTAGATTATGCCCTAGAGGTTAGATCAGACCGCGGCGTAAATGCTAATTTTTGGGTAGAAAACTGCGTAACGTCTGCCTATGGGCGTGTTATCGGCTTGCTAACGCCAGGCGGTGCAGGTAGGCCCACACGGCAAGATATGGAGAAGGTAGAGGCCATACAAGCCCCATTACAGACACGCGGGGCAGGCGGGGCAGTACCTACCGCGGCTGAGTCTATAAGCGCGTTAAAGGCCAAGCTAGGGGCGGGTGAACCAATGCCAGAGCCGCCAATATGTAAACACGGTCATAGAGTGCTAATTGAGGGTTTATCTAATAAAACAGGCAAACCATACAAAGGCTATTTATGCCCCGATAAAGTTAAAGCTAACCAATGCGAGCCTGTATGGCTAAGGCAGTATGGTGATAAATGGCTAAGACCAGATGACCACGCAGAGGTTTTATTAGAGGCCGGGCGTAACTTAGACCCAATAGCAGAGCGTGAGCCTGTACCAGATGAGTTATTAAGTGATACTGAAAGAGCTGCCCGTGATACCAATTAAAGGCGGTTACACAAGTACAAAACACGAACAAGTATTAGCCAATTATTTAACTACTTGTTACCCGTGGGTACTTACACCTACCCCGGCCTTTTATGTAAGTGATTACCACATAAACGAACGGGATTTAGGCGGGCGGTCTAATTACATAGGTGATTTAGAGCTACGCTGGCTTAACCAACCAAGTAGCGACCCGGTGTTGTTTGACTATTCTAAAATACAAATGCTTAGCTGTATGCCTATTTTTAAGGATCTACCGACAGCTTATCACCGGGTTTGTTTTAGATTTACAGACGGTTTACTTATGTTGCCTATACCTGCATTACTTGATTTAGAGCCATTTTTGTATAAAAAGCCAGGTGAAGAGGGTACAGAAAGAACTAAATTAAAAGTAATCATAGAAAGAAAAAACTATAACCCCGCTTGCTTTAAGCCTGTTATTATAGGTTAGAAAGGTGTTAAAAACTATGCTTTATATTGAGGCTAACTGCCGACAATGCAAAACGGTAACGCTACAGCTAGAGCGCGTAGTATCAGATCACCTACCGCCTAACGTTAAATGCTTACAATGCACTAGATGCGGGCTATTGGATATAACGTTGGTAGATGTGGATAAAGCCCGGCAGGTACGTAATTAAGTTATCCACAAGGGCTAAAAACCTGTGGACAACACGCCCAAACCCCGTTCAAGTTATCCACATAAGCGCTAAATGCTTGACCTATCCGGTACGCTGTCTGCGCGGAACGCAAGCCCCGGAGGGCGCTAGCTTGCGAACGCTGCGACAGCTAGGGCTACAGTTATGCCTATT